TCCATCCCTGGAATTAAATCACATGTATCACCCGAAGCACGTTTCCAGAATACAGAATTAGGGTAGAAGAAATTCATAACAAATGCAATAATTGACTGGAATGCGTAAGTATATAATGGTATTATTAAGCCCATTCCTACTGCTAAATTCATATGTGCCAGAGATCCAGTCGTAACAGTATAAAGTAAAGATGTTCCTCCAATTACGATTGGCAACTGCTGTAATCCGCGATATGTATATTCTTTTATTCCTCCAACAAATCTTGAAGCTGTTGTCAGCGACATTCTAACTGTACTAATTAAATATCAGAAGGACCACAGACATACATAGGTCTACCCTTTTCTAAAGAGCTCTGGATTATAGGTAAATTCAACACATTTATTCCGTCACGACCAAAGAGTGCCTGATTTTGAAATACTAAAGCCATTCCCATTACAGATCCAAGAATTAGAGATACTAATAAAGATCCAAATGATTCACAGCCGTAGTTATATCTGAACATCATTAGTGCCATAATAAATAAGAAACTCAGGCCAATCGCCATATTTGTCCTGGTCTCAATCTCACCATTGAGTGACTTGATTTCACGCGCAAACTGTTGCATTGCACCAACCATATATGCCACAAATCCTGATAAGAAGAACATAGTTGGTGATGGAAAGAGGGAAGGTGTTCCAATGGTCTCAAGAAGAGTAATTCTCATTTGATTTGGAAACATGAATCCTGGTTGACAAATAGCCTGTAGAGGATTGTTTCCAGCTCCTATAGGAGCTATAGCTCCAACAATCATAGAAAATACTCTTTGTGAAAACATAAGTTCAAGCATCGTAAATAATAGAACACCGTATGATTTTGTCATACTGAGTGCAGCTAAGAGAGCCACACCTAAGACTACACTATCCGGAAGTAAACGAAGTAATTCAACACCTACTGGGACAACAGTTGCAAAAAAGAGTGCTTTTAATCTTTGAAATATTGTTTGTTCGGCGGACATAAGGCCTATCTAACATATTCATATAAACCAATGGGCATCCCATCTTATTATAAAACCTTGATCACAAAGATGCCACACGCCATACAGAGAAAGGCTCCTGCTCAAGTAAGTGCCTTAGTCGTCGACATGAATTGTATGATTTACCATGTTTTGAAGGAACCAAAGATGATGGCCGTGCCCTTTCCAGGCGAACAAGGTCGCTTGAAATGGGAACGGAAGTTACAAGAAGAAGTATGCTCTTATTTGACCCATATTTGGAGGTCAGCAGGAGCACCAGGGAGAGTCTACGTGGCACTCGATGGTGTAGTTCCTTATGCAAAGATAAAGCAACAGAGATTTCGTAGATTCAAGTCGGCGGCATTGGCTTCTGGACAAGTGAGTTCTAATGACGGGTCACAGGGCTTGGCTTCGCCATCCCCTGTATGGGATACCAATTCCATAACTCCAGGGACCCAATTTATGGCTACCATGGGCTCAAGCTTACGAGAAGCTGGGCTCAAGCATGGGTGGATAATTAGTGACACAGATGAGCCAGGGGAAGGGGAGCACAAGGTTCTGAAATGGCTTCGCGAGAATGAAATTAAGGATGGTGCGGTTATCGTGTATGGACTTGATGCCGATTTGATTTTACTGTGCCTAATAGCCGGAGAAGCCCTAGGACCCAAGAATCCTATTTACCTACTTCGCGAGGCGATGGCCTTTGGTAAGCTTGTTCGTCTCGACGGCTCTCAAGAAGTAGATCTCTGTTTCTTCCAGATTTCCACATTGAAAGAATCCTTGCAACGAGGAACCGAGTGGTCTAAGGAGCAATTCTACGATTATATTTTCGGAATGTCATTCTGTGGAAATGATTTCCTACCAACCGGTCTATCCTTAAGAATCCGTGATGAGGGGCATTCTATCTTGCTTTCAGGCCTCCAGGACCTATGGAGACGCAATAAGAATCTTATTACAATTGAATCTGATGGTAGACTAAGACCAAATGCAGATGGATTGAAACACTTTGCAACATGGATTATGGGTCAGGAAGAGAGGCTCATTTTGACGACTATAAAGCGCAAGATGACTGCTCGATTTGGAGAGGATGAAGCCGATAATTTGCCTCTAAGAGAACAATCTGAGAGACCAATGATTAAAGAGGTTCAAGGCCAAATTATACTAAGGGATAATTGGCATTCTACATACTGTCGTCTGGCTATTGGTGAAGACAGTGTTGAGCAAAGGAAGACTCGAGTAGCTGATTACTGGAGAGGATGGTGCTGGATTCTAGATTACTACCAGGGTCGTCCTGTTGATTTAGAATGGGTATACCCAGCTGGATATCCTCCATCATGGTCTGACCTAGTTCGTTACTTTACTTTGCCAAGTCAAGATGACTGGGCTCAAAGAGAACCCTTGAAGCCTCAAGAACAACTTGCTCTAGTGCTACCCATGAGCAGTTGGGGGCTCTTACTAAATACTCCCTTTCGCCCCTTACCCAATAATCTCCCTCAATTCTGGCCTAATGGATTTCGATATGAGACCTTCGCTAAGCGTTTTGGTTGGGAATGCGAGCCAATGATACCAATGTTGAGTCCGGCTAGGTTGCGCTATGAAATGCGCTAAATAATTATATATTGTTTAATTTATAAATTATATGCTATCATCAATTGTTGATAATACGAGAACCGATAAAAATACATCGCATTCTTACCTAGATTTATATGAGAGTCTGCTATCAAGTAAAAAGGATACCGCCAAGAATGTATTGGAAGTTGGTATTGGTGATGGCAATGCACAGGGTGGTAATGGTGGTAGTATTAAGCTATGGCATGATTATTTTCAGAATGCAACAGTTCATGCCCTAGACATTCTTGATATTAACACTGTATGGGACGTATTGAAAAACAATGATAGAATTAAACTATATACTTCTACGAATGCATATGATGAAAATGCATTCAAGGAGAATTTTTTAGATAAAAATATTAAATGTGATTTTATGCTTGATGATGGTCTACACACCTTAGAATCAATGAAACAATTCATAACGCTTTACTCACAAATAATGACTGATGATGGAATCTTGATGATAGAAGATGTTCAACGATGGGAATGGATTGATATTCTTAAGAATCATGTTCCAGAGTCCTTAAAACAATATGTAAAGGTTTACGATTTGAGAGCTAAGAAGAATCGATGGGATGATATAGTTTTTACAATTGATAAATCTTCTGCGCCATGAATTCAGTCAAATGAATGTGAGTAAATAGAAATGGGAAATCTAGCTCTAGCAGCTCAAATTCCTGATGCACATGTGAGGATTTACAAAAATATCATTCAAATCCAATCCCCCCAAACACGCTTGCAAATGTTAGAAACCGTTTTATCTGGCCCAGAATATGTGGCAAGTATCAAGCAAGCTGGGTTCTATGGCCCAATACTTTCTTACATTGCTTCGGTCCGTCGTGGAGACGCCGCCCTCCTTCCCGGTGAAAACCCAGGAAGCCAGCAACAAGTACAACACTACGGTAATCCAAATGGAGGAGGGCAACGAGTTAACCAAGTGCCTTCTACAAGAGGCCCAGGACCAAATACAGGTCCAGGGGGACAAGTAATTCATAGGGGTGGGGATCCAGGAGAACATTCAAAAGCTATTACTTTCTTCTCTCAATGTCTCCAGGTTCTCGGATTGGAGGAAGAAGTAGCCTTAAATGAGGATGCCCTAAAAGCCGCATACAAGAAGGCCTCATTGAGAGCACATCCAGATAAAGGCGGATCCGAACAAGCCTTTGATCAAGTAACTCGAGCTTATGCATATTTGGGAGAAATCCTCCGGCGTGTCCGAGGGGGGAGATCAGAAATGGTGAATGTTTCAGAAGAATCTCCTGCTCGCCTAGTTGCCTCCAGAGAACAAACTTCTGATTCCTGGAAAATGGTCGAACCAGTAAAACTCAATCCAAAGAATTTGAACATAAATGTTTTCAATAAAGTCTTTGAGGAAACCAGGCTTCCAGATCCAGATGGAGACGGATATGGAGATTGGTTAAAAGATGCAAATGCAAATTCTGGAAATTCCGGGAATTCCAAATTCAATGGAAAGTTCAATCGCTCCGTTTTCAATGAAGCCTTTGAAAGTGAAATTAAATCCAGAGCCCAAAATCAAAATGGAAGATCTCTAACTTTTAGGCAACCCCAGGCATTAGTAATGGCTCCGACAATGGGAATTGAACTTGGGAGAGAAAGGCCGGAGGATTTTACGGGAGCTAATTTGAATGGTCTGAAATATACAGATTTGAAGAAAGCATATACTGAAGAATCTACCTTTAGTCACCAGGTCTCCGATGTCCGAGTATCCAATAAATCTTTTGATTCAGCGACCTCAGAAAGAAAGTCTGCACCAGCACCTCTTTCAGCTTCTGAAATGGAGGCAGTCCAAGAGGGTGAGAGATTTATGGCTCAAAGACAAGCCCAGCAAGCAGTACGCATTTCAGAAGAAGATAGAAGAATAAGTGAACACTTTGCAAAGATGCAAAGATATGTAATAACTAATCAGTAGAGATGAAGGACTGGATGATCCCTTTAACAATTGGAATTGTGGCTTTAACAGCAATCGCAATTGGGGCTAGTGTCAGTCAAGGAATGATAGGTGATAATATCTTTGAGGCACCAGATTTATTAAAGAAGGGTCTTGGAATGCCTTGCATATGGGTCTTCCTTGATACCTCTATCCCCAATGCCCGCAATTATTCTGATTTTGGTGCCCGGTCATCAAGGGCACTCAATCTACCATTCTTGAATCTCTGTTATGAATCCATTGCAAAACAGAATGCCTCTCAATACAGAATTCAAACAATTAGTGGATTATCTGGCTTATCTGAACTCTTAGGTGGCTGGGAACAGCTCCCGGAAAAGTTACAGAATCCTCTAGTAACCCTTGAGCAAGCTGATTACGCCTGGATTCGTGCATCTGTCTTAGCAAAGCATGGTGGATTATGGGTAGCCCCAAGCACCATTTGTATAAAGCCCTTTGGTCAATTACCTGATAAACCTACCTTCTTTGGAACTGACACGGATGAGACTTTTGCTGGGACTGCAGGAACATCTGTGCCTAGTTTTCAAGTTGCATGGTCTCCTAAAGCTGAGGACCCATTCTGGGTAGCTTGGGAAGCAATTTCTAAGAAGCGTTTATCAAGCTCTGGTGGCGGTGATACAGCACGTGGAGCAGATAAGTGGGAGTTCTTGAGCTTGGCTGCGCGCTTCCCTGATATTGAAGTTAGACCTATGGCTGAAGTGGGTCGTAAGGGTGCAGCAGGTCGTAGAATTCAGATTGAAGATATATTGGCTGCAGGTCAAGAAGGGGTTATACCCTTTGATTTCAGTTGTACTGCTACGTATGTGCCTTTACCCTGGCCTGAACTCCGTGATCCTAGAGCCTTTGGTTGGTT